TAAAATCTAAATATGTCCACCCACTATTAGAACCACTACGATGCGATACTGTTAAGTGTCTATGGTTTCCATAATACACCGTATGAATTCCGCCAAGTGCTGCAGTTGTTGAAATGTTAGAAGACCTCGTAGAGGAACCAAAGGCGTTATTAGTATATCCAAATTCATAATGCCAGAACTGACTTCCATTCGCAACAGACCAACCAATCTTTCTACCAAAGACTCCATTAGAATAATAACTATTTCCAGCTCCTGAGGATAATCTTGCTGTGCGTATTGATGAACTATAAAAGTCATTAAAAGCAATTGTACCAGATGCTGGAATCGTTCCTATATACGGGTCTGAGTTATCTCTGTAATAACTGCTCAATGCATAGCTAGACCCGAATTCATTTCGAATTTGTGCCATTGAAATTGAGCCTGACGATTGCAGAGCCATATAAGTTCCTCTAAGTTATTACTCTATTTATTAGTCTACGAGTAATTGAATTATTCCGTTTTCCCAATTTTCAACAACATCTTGTGCATATGAGCTACTCTTTCCTGGCAGCTTACGACTTTCAACTACTTGACCATTTTCAAGCAGGTCAACAACATACATTGTATCAGGACCATCTGAACCTGAATCATTTGACCCAGTCACCGCTTCTTTACGGATATGGGCAGTTCTCATTCTACTCATTATTTTCTACCTCACTTTTTAAAACAGGTACACCATGTTCAGTATACCCAATAATAGGATCTTCTGTCAAGACAGAATATAAAGCAGCTGCTATAATTAAAAGCCACAATACAATTCCACTTATAAGAAGAGCCTGCGTGGACTTATAAGCTAACTTATCTAAAAATGACATTAGCTTTTCCAATCTTGTTTCGCCTTTCTAATTCAATCCTTACTTTTCTTTTTAATCTTGGTCTTTTGTTTTCATTATAGAAAGCAATCAATTCAGCAGTAGATTTAGTTTTCATATATTCATGTTTTACTGCTTTCTTTTTTGTATTTCTATCAACGATAACTTGACTCATTCCAAATTTAACTGGCATTATAACCTCTTTACCATTTCGATGATTCTGTCCGCGTCAGGATCATCAAGATAACCATAGATACCTACATCGGCTTTTCTATAATCATCCAATATATTTTCCATTCTTTCCGCAGGCGGGTCTACGAAGTCTCCGTCTTTCATAATCGCAAGTTCCCACTGATTTGTTTTATAACCATAAGAACCTGTAAATTTGACTAACGATATTATATATCCATTCTCAAACCTGAATTCCTTTCTTACACCGTCATGCCACGGTTGAGACTTAGGCCACTTGGCCACTTGGCTCTCCTACTTCCCAACTGATAACAGTTTCTAACCTAAAGGATCTCCAGGCTTTCTTGTCCATTGCCCATGCTGCGAGGTGGTCACTATCAGGATTGAAATCTTTAATGACTCCACCTGTGACTCCGTTCTCTCTAAGAATTTCTTCATTAAGAGTACATGGCATAATACGAATCTCTTCAGTATTAATCTTTTTAAATACAACAGTCACTACTTCTTTCTTTAAAGCATTGACCAAATTTTGCGTTTCATTTCTATTCATAGTTTATTTTCCTTGGCGCCCTTGAAAGGAATCGAACCTCTAGCTGTCGGTTCGTAGCCGACTGTTTTATCCGTTAAACTACAAGGGCTCATAACAAATTTTTCCAGAACTCCATCCACCAATAGCCGTGATCTTTTACAATACCAATAGCTAATATAATAAATGCAGTTCCATTCAAAAGGATAAGTGCTCGGTCTTCCCAAAGTAAACTTACCCACAACCATAATCCGATTCCGAAAAAGCTAAAGTATAAATCAAGCAAATGAAATTCAGGACCTGAAGACCTAAACACAATTGCTGACAATACCAAAATGGATGCAATCCACTTTACGTACCAGTCAATTTTCTTTTCACCTCTTTCAGAACGTATCATTAATTAATCTCAACCTCTTCAACAATATTTTCAGTAGGCATATCAACTATGTACCCATCAATACGACGGACATATGTTCGACCACCTTCTACTTTTTCAATTGTACCAACGACTTCAAGATTTACTTCATCCTTCAATTCGTGTACATATGTTATTTTCTTTTTACTCATTTTAAACCCTCCCAGGTTTCTTTCCAGGATGAGACAGGATAATTCTTTCCCATCTTTCCTAAATCTATCGTTAAGGCAAGTGGATAATCGTTGCCTCCATACTCCATCTTGTCTCCGAAGAAATGAATGAAGTCATATTTTTTATTTAATACTTTTGCTGCCTCAGACTTATTATTTCCACGAGGAGCAATATCAATACTTATATGTCCACCAATACTTGCGTGAACATCAGGATATGATTTATTAATATCCTCAACAATATAGAACCTTTCTTTGTTTCTTTTATCCCATTCGTAATAGGCTTCTCTTTGGTCTGCATTTGCATTACGACCAACTGTAGAAAAGTTAACCATACCTGTTCTTAATTCAATATGATTGCCTGTCTTAATAGGATACTTACTTCGATGAACAACCTGAGTCAAGTAATGTTTAAATTCATAGTCAGGAGTATAATCTTTTTTTCTTACTCGACGATTTGATTCCCAATACTCGTTTCCGTTGCAGTGCCAGATTCCCTTGACAGCATCGTATAAATTTGGACCTATTTGTTCAAAGGTCTTTTGACGGTCGGATCCAGTGACGAGATAGACATCCTGCTTCGAGCAGAAATCAATCATAAAGGATTCAAAGTCCTTATCAATTGAACCTCTTGCTTCTGTTAAAGTTCCATCTACATCAAATACAAATACTTCTTTCATAATTAAACATGGTGCCGACGGAGGGACTTGAACCCCCAACCTACTGATTACAAATCAGTTGCACTACCAAATTGTGCTACGTCGGCAGGTTTGCCTCTACTAATTTAAAAACTTTTTCTTTCTTATACCAAAGACCGCTATACATGGTTTGACGACCGTCTCCCCAATCAACAATATATCTTTTATAGCCGAAAGGTCTTTCAGAAAAGATTCTCACATCTCCATAATTTTTTTCTAACAATCTCATTTATTAATATAATTTTCCAACGTCGGCTCAGGAGTATTCTCTCTGTCCGAACGATCCATAAAAACCCACCTAGAATAATCATCAAACATTTTTCCTAGGATACCAACTTCTGCAGCAATTGCTTGTAGGCGGTGTGCATTGTTTCGACCCTTTGTCCAAACGGAATGATCGTCACTATAATTATAATACCAATCGTGCGACTTCAATTCTTTAAGATATTGTTCTGGGCTCATGACCTTACTCCTTCATCATTCGAAGTTTATGTTTAGTATAACCGCGGTTCGCGGCTTTCTTGCGATCTTTGTGCGTCGCAGGCTTATTGAACTTATTCAAGTTCTTCGCGACCGGATTTGACTTGTTCCTTTCCATCTTTTCTAAACCTTTTGTTATACTTTCTCTTAATCTTTTTAACAACTTTTGACCTATCTAAATATTTGTACCATTTACGAGCTGATGTTAATGCATCTTCTTCATCACCGCCCTTTAGTGGAATCCTTCTTTTCATGGATTATTTATCCTTTAAATTTGGCACGCCCTTCAGGACTCGAACCTGAAACCTACAGCTTAGAAGGCTGTTGCTCTATCCAGTTGAGCTAAGAGCGCTTAATTTTTAAACCTCAAATTCTACCATGTAGGCTTTCATCAATTTGAGTTGTAGCTTCCTAGCTTCTTTCTCCCAGGGTTGGTCCCAATACTTTGTATTAACATGGTCCTTACCTTTCCAATATTGTAAGGCAACATCCAATTCTTTTTTCGCAAACTGTTTGACATGGACTAATTCATGTGCCAATGTTGATATCCAATTTCCATATAATGCGATATCTAAAATAAAGGTTCTCGGATCCAGTGACTCGCAAAGTCCTTCGCTGTGGGAGTTGTCTACAAAGAGCTTGTGATGGAGCTTCACGTGTAAGGTTGTGCGCAATCGACTGATTCCTAATTCCTTACAGAAGAATTGAATTGCCATTAGGCATTGTGCTTGTAGTCCTTTATCAATTTTTCCGTCACGTGGACCCGAGATGTAAACTTTCATAACTGTACCTTATACAATTAATAAAATCATTAGGAGAACTATCAACAAGAACGCGTTCTCCCAAGTAAACTTAATGACTCCTAGTATAACCTTTAAGATGGCAAAACAAATTACCATCGTAACTAGGAATGCTAAAAGAAGAGCGGCTAATTCCATTCAGGATTAAAGCCACCTTCATCATATTTTTCTGAACTTGAATATCCAACCAACTCAGTATGAGGATTGAATTCTTCGTCAGAATACAAGGAGAACTTTTCCATCTCCGCGAGGTTAGAAGTTTCTGCTTCTTCAAGAGTGGCAGCCAACTCTAATTCCTTTTCGTATTTCTTCTTTTCCTCTTTGAGGATTTTCATTACCAATTCATAGCTTGAATTTTTCTTAGCCATTACGCAACCTCCATTTCAAAATATTCATTAACGTAAGCAGAGACAATACCTGCATTACCACCGATATGCCAATTATAAGATTCAGAAGACATAGCAGCATGACCGCCATCGTAGTCTTTCCAATTATAAATGGTGATTGGGTACACAGTATCCCATTCGTTATCAATAATTTGTAGTTCCCATTCAATGTCAACTTTACCGTCACCGGAAGTTTCAGTACATTGTGGATGGCCGAAGACCTTAACTAGGTCGGCATAAGAGGCTTTAAGATAGCCTTGAAGTGAAGTAGACACGAAAGAGTGCCTTGGTTTGATTTCGTAATTCATAACAACTCCCATTGATTTTTTCATTACAGATTATATTCTACTCTAGTTCACAGAGAATGTCAATAGTTTTTTTCACAAAATATGAAAAAAGTACTATATTTTTTAGGAATATCCATAGAACTAAAAGGAATTAACAACCTGAAGTCACATGAACATAAGCTTCTGAGCACTCATCTAGAGGTTCTCCACAAAGACAGGTATTTTCCTCTTCGATAGAAGGAGCTCCTACCATATCCCTGATTTGAGCCTCTGTATATCTCTGTTCTCCGTCTCTGATTGACTGTTCAGCCAATAATTTAAATGTTTTAGGATCCATCATAATACTCTCCTATTGTGGCCCATCGGGCAATTGTTCAAACATTATATTAACAAGCAACTCTTCAGCAGCAGCCCTTCTATCAGGGTCGGCAAAACCAACTGCTCTCCAAGGTTGCCCCACTTTTTGGGCTAATTCAATATTGCCCATTTCGCTTACCTCGTCCATGAGGGATTCGAGGATTCTTTCATTATGTAAACAACTCATATTTCCTCCTTTTCCAATTGTTTATATTTTTATTATACTCTAGTTCTGAGGGAATGTCAATAGTTTTTATGAGATTAAAACCACATTCTTTCCCAAGGTTCATAACAACCTGATAACCCAATAGCTGAATTATCACAACCACGGTTATCATCAAAAATCTCAAGTTTGAAGTTATCAAACTGTTCTTTTGGAATATATGCAACTCCTAACGATTTGTCGTAATCGTAATTAATAGATATTTGCTTTACGACAATTGCACCTTCATACAATTCCTTAATTACACCTTGAACCCTATGAGTAGGACTCAACTGATATTTAACGGCATCTCCAATACGGACACCATAGTCAGAAAATTTTTCAACTAGTACCATCTTTTTAACAACTCCTTTTTCCATTTATAGTACCATTCTAATCTATATGAGAACGAATGTCAATAGTCAATGTGAAAATAATTAGCACTTTTTTCTCCTTATACAATATATAGATACCAGAGACGATAGTAAAATAACTATTGACATTCACAATGAAACCTGTTAGAATGGTATCATAATGAATTGCTTGAGAGGGTGGTAAGGCTTGAACTCATCGAAGAAGAAGCAGCCCTGACGGCAATTAACTATTGACATTCTCCACGAAGTGTGGTATAATGGCAATGATGATGGAGATAACTAAGTGAGTAAGAACACTGAACAATTTAGAATATTGACGGCACGGCAGCATGTCCGTGAACGTATCGGTATGTACATGGGTTCGAGTTCTCAAGAAGAGATTGAAAGATTTGTTCTTGGAGAATGGAAGAAAGCAAAGTATGTACCTGCTTTATCTAAAATGGTTGACGAGATACTTGATAATGCCATTGATGAAGCAATTCGCACAAACTTCAAATACGCAAATAAAATTAATGTATCAGTAGACGGTAATAATATAACGGTCACTGATAATGGTCGTGGTATACCTCAAGACAAAATCTTTGACGAAACAAGTAAAGAAGATTTACTTCGACCTGTTGCTGCTTGGACTAAAGTAAATGCAGGTACCTCTTTTGATGATGAACGAGTTACGATTGGAACTAACGGAGTCGGTTCGGCTGCGACTAACTTCCTATCAGAAACTTTTGTCGGTAAGACTTGGTCAGGTGGTAAATCAATTGAAGTTAAATGTAAAGATGGTGCAGATACATTAAAAGTAATTAATGCGACAAAGGCAGGACATGGTACTTGTGTGACCTTTACTCCTGACTTTAGTTTATTTGAGGTTGATAGTTTAGATGAACTTGATACGATTATATTAATTGAAGATCGTCTCATTAGTTTACAAATGGCTTTCCCTGAAATACAATTCAGCTTTAACAAGAAGAGAGTTAAAGTAAACGATATTAAAAAGTATGCTTCTTTGTTTAATGAAACAACTATTTTAGAAAAGACTGATAACTTGTCTTACTTTATTGCACCTTCAGAGGATGGCTTTAGAACGAACAGTTATATCAATGGTGTAAATACAAGGCAAGGTGGTACTTATGTTGATGTCTTTATTAATAGTATCGTTGATGAGTTAGTGACAAAAATTAAAAGACGTCATAAAGTCGAAGTATTGAAAACTACGATTAAGAGTGGCTTGACTTTTGTGATGTTTGCTAGGAACTTTACGAATCCTAAATTTGATTCACAAACAAAAGAAAGGTTAACAAATCCTTGGGGAGAAATTAAATCGCATATAGAATCTTGCGGAGTACGTGATGCTCAATGGCTTGCTCAGAAGATTTTAAATACACCTGATATTATTGACCCAATTATTGAAGCGCAACTTGCTAAGAAGATCGCGGCCGATAAACGAGCTGCTACTTTGGCACAAAAGAAATTACGTAAAGTTAAAGTTGCTAAACATATATCAGCAAATAGTGATAATGCAACACTAAAGATTGTGGAAGGTGACTCTGCGATGGGATTCCTATTAAAGGTTCGTGACCCTGATACAGTTGGAGCATTTCCTCTCCGTGGTGTTATTATGAATACTTGGGATATGAAACCTGCTGAGGTATTGAAGAACAAAGAACTATCTGAATTGGTTGCTGTATTAGGATTAGATATTAATAACCCAGATTCAGTGGACAATATGTCTTACAAATATATCGCAACATTAACTGATGCTGACCATGATGGTATCGGTCATATCAGTCCATTGCTGATTGCGTTCTTTTATAAATTTTGGCCTCGCCTGTTAACTGAACGAAGAGTTATGATTACAAGAACTCCGATTATGATTAGTTCAAAAGGTGATAAAATAGAATGGTTCTATACTTATGAAGAAGCAAGTTCATTTAAAAATAAAGAATCTGCTTATAAGCATAGATATATTAAAGGTCTAGGTTCATTAACAGAAGATGAATATAGTACCATTATTAATTGTCCTAAGTATGATGTAGTGACAGTTGATGATGCAAGTATTTTTCAAATGATGTTTGGTAAAGACTCTGCATTAAGAAAGGAGTATATGTTTGGATAATTTGTGTTTTGATTGTGGCTTGTGTTGTAGTGGACATTTATTTCCATTCGTAAAGGTATATTCTTCAGACAAACAAGAAGAAGATATTCAATTATACCCAGGTGGTTGCGAACATCATAAAGATATGAAATGTTCTATCTATGAAGATCGTCCATTTAAATGTAGAGAATATGAATGTGCAATGAAAACTTATTACGACGGCGGTAAGATTACAAAGGAACAAGCGTTAGGCGTTATTGAAGGTGTAAAGAATAAGACCATTAAAAAGGCACACTTTATATCAGGAAGAGTTATAAGAAGTATGGTAATTGATAACATTATTGATACAGTGAATATTACAGGAGATAAGAATGGTTGATTTAACAGTGTTCTCTGAAGAGATGAAAGGTACTGAATACCCAATCAGTAAAGTTGCTGCTAACGAATGGAAATCGTTCGCAATGTATACTGTTGAATCTCGTGCGATTCCAAATATGATTGATGGACTTAAACCTGTTCAAAGGTTTTACTTATATTCATCAATACTTAATAGTAAGAAAGATTTTAAAAAGGTATCTGCAGTGTCAGGTATTATATCAGATTATGGTTATAATCATGGTGAAGCATCTGCAGCAGGTGCAGGTCAATTAATGGCAGCAACATGGAATAACAACATTTGCTTAATTGAAGGTCGAGGTTCATTTGGTACTCGACTTGTTCAAGAAGCAGGTGCTCCTCGTTATGTCTATAGTCGACTATCCGATAACTTCAATAAGTATATGAAGGATTTGGATTTAAGTCCTGTTCACGAAGATCCTGAACATGAACCACCTCAATTCTATTTACCGATTATTCCAATGGTCCTTGTAAATGGAACGAAAGGTATCGCAACCGGATTTGCGACAAATATTCTACCGCACGATCCTCAAGATCTTGCTAAAGCTTGTCTTCAATATATTAAGAACAACGCAATACGAACTCCAATTCGTGTTAAGTTTCCTGATTACACAGGAGAGGTTGAGCAAAGTATTGAAGATCCTACCAAGTATGTTTCGTATGGTACTTTTACTCGCCGTGGCAAAACTGCGGTCTCCATCACAGAAGTACCATACGGCTTTGACCGAGAAGGTTATGTAAAGGTACTTGATAAGTTAGAAGAAGATGGAGATATTGTATCATATGAGGATCTTTGCGATAAGGAAGGATTTAGGTTTGAAGTTAAATTGAAATTAGCTTCTGCGAAATGGTCTGATTCCAAGATTATTACTAAATTCAAATTATCCAAGCCATACGCTCAAAACATCACAGTCATTGATTTTGATGGCAAACTTCGAGAATATGCGGATGCTAAACAGCTTGTAAAGGACTTTTGCGACTACCGCCTTGGGATACTACAGCAGAGAATTGACGCTCGTGTAGAGGAGTTCACAGAAGAGGTCAGATGGTTAAAATTGAAAATGGAGTTCATTACTGAGTTTCTTGCTGACCGTATTGTGTTTAAGAATAAGAAAAGAAATGAAGTCGCAATGCAAATCATGAAAGGCACAAGGGCTGATTCTACTTCTGATGTAAACAGATTGCTTGCATTAAGTATCTCAACATTAACAGAAGAGGAAATTGTAAAATTACAGAAACAGATTGATGAAACAAATAAGACATTGGAATTTTGGAATACGACAACTCCAACCGAGCAATTCATCACTGACTTAGAAGGTATAAATAATTGAATAAGTTATGGACAATTTGGAAATACGCCTTAGGTGGATTCTCCGATGACAAAACTGAACCTTACGATAATTACGTTGCTTTGCTTCGAACTGTTATTGTAGGAGTTAATTTTTTAACTTGCTTTTTTATTATGGCAAATGTAATACATAATTGGTAAAATGGAAAATAAACATTTAAATTTGAATCTATTAACAGAAGGATTACCCTTAACTGATGTTCAAACCCTTTATCACGAATTCTTTTATAGAAAAGATTATCAATGGTGGCGTGATGTTCAGCCAGGTGATGTCGTTGTTGATATTGGCGCTTGTGTGGGGTTTTTTGTTTGTCACGCTCTTGACCGTAACGCTTCTCGTATCGTTGCTGTCGAGCCTTCGAGGCCTCACCTCAAAACACTCATAAGAAACATATCAGATTATTTTATTGACCACGGAAAGGTTCCTGTCTTACCTATTGAGGCTGGGATTGGTTCAACCGCGAATCACTTTGCGAATGTATATTCAGACCATAAAGATTATAAGAAAATGTCTTTCTTAGATTTGGTAATGGATTATAATATTCCAAAGATTGATTATTTAAAAATTGATTGTGAAGGTGGTGAATACGGTATCTTTACTGAAATGAACTTTCCTTACTTAAGAAACAATGTTGGACACATAGCGGTAGAGTTTCATATGAACGCATACTCAGGTTGTGTTAAACAATGGCAAAAATTTAGAGACGGTTTATTACAGCAGTTCGATACTGATAAAGTAAGATTCCTTGAACATGAAGATAGAGAAAAAGCTTACGACGATAAATTCTTAGCAAAAGGTGACTTTGATAAATGGAGTTCCTTTATGTTGTTTATTACCAATTCTTAACATATAGCATAAAGGTTGATGGCAGGTGATCCATAAAATCATCATACCAAATCTTTTCTGCTAATGATTGGTCTTTAAACAATAAACGAGGTTTCAGCGGAGTTAGTATTTCTTCTCTCCACTTACGGAAGATCTTTTCTGTATTATATCTTTTATCTAAATAAACTCTTATAGCAATAAATCTTGTTCGGTCCATACAGAAAGGAAGAATCTCTTTACATAAAATATTGAACTCTGAGCCCCAAGCATCTATCTTTAAATAATCAATAAATTCTAAATCATTCCAATAAGTAATTTCTGCAAGAGACATTAATCGACATTCCTCTTCTTCAATCATCGTATCTGATTTGTAAATACTTTGACGGTCAATGTCTTTTCCAATACATGCATTGATTGCTTTGAACTTTACTTGCTCAGGTGGTGTATCAAGCATGTGGTCAGAACAGTTTTTAATCGCAGCTTTAAGTAATCTTTTATTTGGTTCAATGATTAAGACTTTACTTGCTCCTGCATCTAAAGCTTTCTTTGAGAATAATCCAATACCTGCTCCGATGTCGACAACAGTACCGCCCGGTTGAATCTCTGTCCACCAATCGTAGTCTTTACCGAAATACATTTCGTTATATGCGAAAGCAATTTGTTGCATTGATAGGTCTGCTGTATCAAGACCTAAAGGTGAGTTGTTCTGTAGATTGTTTTCCATGATTTAGTCCAAATGAATAAATAGTAATAACCAATTAATAAAACTATTTATTAGGAAACACAATGGCTGAGATTATTAACAACTATCTTTCTCCTACAAATTTCACAATCAGTATTGAAAGATTACCTCATGTTGAATTCTTTACACAAAAGGCAAGCGTACCAAGTTTGTCTGCTACGGCAATTACAATGGGTGCACCTACAAATCCTTTTTACGAAGTTCAACAGCAAATGTCTTACGGTGATTTAGACTTGACTTTCATTGTTGATGAAAATATGAACAATTATCAAGAAGTCTTATTATGGATGGAAGGAATCTCTGGTGTTGAATCTACAAACCAAACAAAAAGTTTACTTGCTGGGAGTGGATTTAAATCCGATATTATTTTAACAATTACAAATTCCCACAAGAACCCTCACGTACAGTTTACATTTCAAGATTGTTTTCCAACATCATTAGGTGCAATATCTCTTGATGTGAATGTTACTGATGTTGCTTATGCAACTTGTAATGTGACAATGAGATACAATCTTTTTAAGATGGTTCAATTATAATCAGCTATTGACATCTTAACGGTTTTAGTTTATAATGGTACCGTTAATAAAAGTTTGAGATAGATTATGGACACAAATGATATAGCAGCCTTATGGGCACAAGACTCGCCAATTGACGAGACGAACCTTGTCGGCGAAAGTAAAAGAATCCCACAACTACACAGCAAGTATTATAATCTTTATTATAAGGAAGTCTTGCGTGTAAAGAAACTTAAGGCTGAATATAAAGAACTTGAAATGGAGAAACGTAATTATTACGATGGCTCTATGGATGAATTGACTCTAAGAGAAAAAGGTTGGAAACCATTTCAGTTAAAGGTATTAAGAAATGATTTAGACAAATACATTCAAGCCGATAAAGATATTATTCAAGCAAGTCTTAGAATTGATTTCCATACTGCGAACGCGAACTATCTCGAAGATATAATTAAAACAATACACAGTAGAAACTTCGTAATAAAGAATATGATTGACATACTGAAGTTTCAGTCTGGAGATTATTAATGTATAAGAAAATGATGGATTGGTGGTACGGGGAACCAAAACCTGAACCTAAAGTAATTGATATGATGGCAGATGATGTTGACCCAAATGAGGTCACCATTGAAAATGCTTATAAGACAA